TTCAGGATTGCCTCTTGATGCCTCGATAGAGCGCTCATGATCCGCCTCCAAAGTGCCCACCCCCGCTACGGAGCCCCACGGCTTTCTGGGGGGAGGAGATATTCATGATTCTTTCCTTACTAGGGTTCCATTGAATTTACGCCAGCCTGTGAAGCCTGGGGATTTTATTACTTTCTTTTTTTCTTTTTTCCCGCGCGCCATGCGTGCCGTCTTCTTGGCTTCGTAATTGTCCGAGCCCCTGCGGTTGTGCTTGCGGCCGAAGGTTTTCAGCTTATGGCAGGGAATGCAGATCAACCGGCGGTTGCTGAGTTCGTTCCCCCCGCCTCTGCCTAAAGCCTGCCAGTGATCATCTTCGTATTTCTCCATCTTCTCCTTGCACATGGCGCAGCGTCCGCCTTGGGCGAGGAACAGTTCGGCGCGTTGCTTCGAGGTGAGATGAGCGCGGATCATCGTAGGTTCATCTGTGCACGGTTTGTTGCTGATTCGGTCCGAAAGAGTTCATATGAGACTTCCATTGCATTGAGCTGGGCGCGGAGCTTGTTTGCTTTGGTCTTGGCTTCTATCGCTGCCTCTTTGGCATCACAATAGCGCGGATCGACGGCGGCCTCATACTCGGCTCGGGCCACGGATTTATCAGAGGCAATGACGATCTGCGCAAAGATGCGCTTGGCGCGGTGCTCAAGCATTTCCGCTTCGCCATGGGCCTCGGCAACTTGCTCGCCTCGAATACGAAACTCCTCCACGAATTCTTCACGCTTGGCCATAGTTCTTCACCCGATCGACAAGGCGCTCAAGCTCGAAGGCAAACGTCTTTACCTCACCCTCTAATTCTCGGATGCGGCGGTCATCGCGCTCAATGCGCTTGACGAACAGGCGGGCGTTCTCGGGCAAGAGTGGATCGAAAGAAACCCAATCCCACCACGCGCGACCGCTGCAGGCCATGGCCCACTGGCATTGCACCATGTATTTATCAGGCAAGGGAGCGCCTAGAAGTGTGTCTATGTGCGTTGCGGTAAGAGGCGACTTAATTTCGCAGCCGCCGTCTTCGCCTATGAGGCCGTCAGGGGAGCAGCCGCACATTTCGATGGTGGGGTGATCGATAAATCCCACTTCCGTCACATTGTTCCCAGAATAGAAAGCATAGGCAGCGCGGGCCTCCGCCTCGGTTTCGATGCCCCATTCCATATGGTTGCTGCGGTAACGCTCCGGCGCTATGCCGGTGAGACGTTCGCAGAGTAATTCCGCGCGGTAATTGGCCCTTGATGTGGAATAGCCGCTCTTGGTCTTTGCGATGATATCGGAAATGCGTGAGGCGCCGATGCGGCCGATCTTATAAGCGTTCCACTCGGGGCCGCGCTGGGGGAAGGTATGGATCATGCTTTTTTCTTCTTTGCCATGAGCGCTGCCTTGGCACGCGGGAAGGACGCGGACGGAATAGAGGCCAGATTCGGCGCTCCCACATAATCGAGGAATAGCTCTATATCGGATTTGGTCTCCTCGATCAGCGTCTGCAACTCCTTGAACTGCGCCTCGCTGATCACCTCGCCATTGCTTTCTTCTTCCTCCTTGCGCTGGTTCACGTACTTATTGTCATCAAAGAGACCAAGATGCACATCGGCGGCAAGGCCTAAGAGCACCGCGCATTTGCTGATACAGTCTGTGATCGATTTCTTGGGCGCCTCCTCGTCCATAAATGTGCCGTTTTTGTTGGCGTCCACAAGCATGGTCTGCCCGAATTGTGGCGAGGTGGAATACCACGTGTCGTCAATGCGGTACTCGATATGCCCGCGCACCACGTGCAGTTTGGCGACATCGCCGCTCTTGAGCTTGTGACCTTCGTGGATTTGCTCGTCTTCTAGGACAAACTTCCAGCCCTTGCCGCAAGGTCCGAACGCCTCGGTTAAGCGCTTTAAGATATAGGTGGAATTGATGGCCGTACCCTTGAACCCGCCGCCGCGCGAGAATGGCTTGGTGTAAGCGGGATCGGTCTTTTCAAGGGAATTCCATAGCCTGGCGTTCATAGCGCTGCCCATAAAATAAGAACCCAAAGGAGAATGGCCGGTATCAAGAGCCACCAATTGAAATACGCAATCGGCCTCATTTTGGTTGCTCTATAATCCGGTAGCGAATTTGGAAGCGGAAAATGTCCTCGCCTGCCCGCAAATCCGGCCAGATATCCTGGAAAACACTTTCGAGATAGTGCCCCGGTATCGGCTCGAAATGCCATAGCGCGTGATCGCAAGACCCGATCTTACCGCGCGAATCAGCGCGGTTCTTGCTTATGCCCATGATGAGAAAGCAATCGGCATTTTCATAGTCCGTCATCACGACATAGGTTGAGGGAAGCTTGTCTAGCTTCTCGCGCACTTGTGTCATGATGCGCTGGCGGATGACTTCGGGGGTTTCGTGCAGAGCGATTAGAACATCGTCCATTGGCGCCTCCTTCGATGGGAGCAACATGCACACTAAAATACCTCTTGTCAACCGTTTGTATGACGTGTTATGTCAACATCATGATGAAACGCAAGCCGCTCAACACGATTATTTCTCTGCGCTTGGCGCCTGATCTTTACCGCGATGCGGTACGTATTGCGCGCAGGCGGGAGATTTCGGTAAGCTTGGTTATCCGCGATGCCTTAAGGAAGGCTGTCGAGGAAGAAAAGAGGCGTATAGAGCCGCTATGACGGGATCGCCAGGGCCTTCCGCGCTTTCTAAGGCTGTTATCGCAGCTTGGGAAAATGACCGCAGCCTTACCCGGGCTCAGCTCGCCCAAGCGTTTGGGGTCACCAAGAGCTGCATCGTCGGCATATGCAAGCGGCATAAGATCGATCCGCCGCATGGAAAGTGTGGGGTCACGCTTTGGACCCCGGAACAACGGCGGAAGCACGCGGAGCTTTTGCAAGATTATTGGATGAAGCATCCCCGGCCCAAAAAGGCCAAGACCGAAAAGAAGCCGCGTTATTCGATTGGTGCTTTTCCGAGGCATAAGGGTCCGGACAAGCGTGCCTTCATTCGCATGGTATTAACGCAGCGGGAGTCCCATCGGCCGGTATCGATTCCCCGTCTCGAATGGCTGGAGCGCAAGACGATCTATGGCTGAGCCCTGGTTCATCGCCGGGCGCTGCGGCTTCCGTAAGGGTATGGACAGAGAAGAGCGTCAAGAAAAACCATGGCAAGAAGGCTGGGATTATGAATGCGCGCGCAACCGGTCCACTTTCGCAAGCGGCCCTCATTATTTCCCCATCGTCACAGACCGGGCATCGGATTCTGGAGCAAGTAGCAGCGCGGCATGGGCTATGCTCAAATCTAATCTTGGGAAAGTGTCGTAGCGCGGAGATTGTCGAGGCGCGATGGGAAGTGTTTTGGCGCCTGCGTCATGAGCTTGGGTGGTCTTACCCCCGAATCGGCAAGTTTATGAACAAAGACCACTCCACGGCCATTCATGCTTGCCAGCGTATGGCGGCGCGGCCGCAATTTGCTCAGATCCTACGCCAATGAGCGAGGAGGAAGCCCGCGCCACGCTTTGGCGGGAGGGATTGGCGGCCTGGGGCAATACTAAGCTGGCTCGTCGTAAGATCGGCTTTTATCTCAAGAAGGCAAACGGCAATGCGCTTCAGTGCCTCTTGGCGCTGCGCTATGCGATCGCTGGTGAGCGGGCAGGTTTATTCGAGGGCGATGTCACCCCCATTATCCTGGATCAAATCAAGCAGCTTCCTATAGCTCCTAAGTTCGATCACAGAGTTTGGGCTTCTGTGCTCTTGGCCTATCGCTGCACCAAGCGCTGGGATTGGTCTTATGGGCCGGAGCCCGGCTATCAGGGCTGCCAGGTGCCGCTTGCAATGCTCAATATGACGCGCCAGCAGCTCTGGGACCTCAAAGGAGTTGCAAAAAAGCGGTATTATGCAGCAACGACACCTTGGAGAATTTCCAAGCTCATCGCTGCAAATACCGGGGGCAGGGATGAGTGAATCAAATAGCTGGATTGCTGCTAAGTAGTTTCGTTGTGCTGTTCGGTTGTGGCGAAGCGAATCTCAAGGTCGGATGGTTTCCAGGCCTGCACCAGTTTATCGACGTTTTGCTGATCGCCAACAGCTCTTCGACTAAATCTGGTTTCGTGCGGGGTACCGAAAATATCGATATATTCGATGGTCCCATAAATATAGGGAGAGGCCTGAAATGCCCGTACGGCGTCGATCTCATTCTGAGTAAAAAGGCGCGTTGCACGAACTGTCCCGGTAAAGTCACTACCTGGGAAAACCGTTCCTGCGGGGAAAAATGGGTTGGTTATTTCAGGAAAGGCATAGTTGGGGGGCAACGGTTCGGGGAAGATCTCTACAGTTGCCCGACTTCTCACCTTGAGAGCCGGGGTTTGCCCGACATTCTTAATGGCGAAACGTCCACCAGAAAAGTTAGTGGCGTCAAAGGCAACAATGAAGTTCGGTTCGCCAGAAACGTAAGCGCGCAACTCAGCTCGACTGGTTCGATCAGCTCTAATAGTAGTCCAGATGCTCGTTATCAAAGCGATGAGCGCGATAACCGTACCAAACGAAGCCAGAATGATCTGGACAATTGCAGGTACTTCCTCCCGTTCAGCGGATGCAGCCGCACGCTGAGCAGCGTTAGCCGCATCCTGCTGAGCCTTCAGATCTTCTGCATCATGCTTATCGGACTTAGCTTCGCGCTCCTGAGCGCGTGCGGTGTCATCCGGGCTTTCTATAATTCGAACAGGAAGCGGCGAATCGTTGGTTGGTTTTTTGCTGGTGCAGGCTTCGCAGGAACCATGTTTTTTTACGGATGGGCCTGGGTTGGGCACCCGTTCCGCGTTTGGGGGCTTGGTTGATGCTGTAAGTGCTATAGCACCAATAACTAATCCGACAATCGCAATGACTGCGCCCCAATTGCGTCTAGGCATTGGATTTGTCGTCTGGCGGCATGTACACCGTTGATCATTGATGATCATCAATGTACTAGGTGTGCTTGCTGCATAATACCGCAAAAAAGCAACACAGTGTTGCAAAACAACAGCAGTTGTCGATGCTTTAGCTTAGGCGCATGATTTGCGCGCAGGAGCGTAAAACGGCCTCCCTTGAGCTTACGCAATGGGGAGGCCGTTTCTTAGGGCTCGGCGGTGATTGGCAGCACCGGGCGAGGATCTACATCGCGGCGATGTAGAAGTGACTTAGCGCATATGCATCGGAAAGTCAAGGTTTAGGTGCAGCGCAAAAAGAAACCCCCGGTTTGTGGCCGGGGGTTTAGATAGGCCCGAAGGCCTGAGGCGTCTACCAATCGACGCCCCCTTCTACCGGGTTTCCGCCTCTGACGCAAGCGGATCGATATACCGGGAAAGCCAAATCGGGTACTGGGGCGAGGAATCGCAGGGCCAGCCCGACGCCGGGGACCCAAAGGTGAATTCCGAGTAGCGGCCTGGGCGTTAAAGCGACTAAGCGGAAGTGGTCCACCGCGTTCACAATTCGTCATTCATAGCCATTACCCACCGGCAAGCCCTCTCGCTAAGCGAGAATGGGGGGTAGGGGGGAAATTCCGCCCAAGAGGGCGAACGCGCTTCGCGCGCTGGTTTTTATTTAAAGGCTTAGGAAGAGGGAGTATGCTTTTTATAGGAGAACAGGAGGAAACCATGGGCGGTGGCTTTCAAGGGCGAGGTCGATCAAAGCGTACGCGAACCATTCGTCGTGGGCAGCGCTAAATGGCTAATCCGCTCCAGATCTTCAAAGACATCGAAGAGCTTGGCCGAGCTGGTCAAGAGGCAGCGCAAGCGCCTGCTCTTTATCGCGATACGCTGGGTGTAGGCCGCGATATCGTCAAGGCGAAGGCGCCTGTTGCCGATGCGCCTTATATCGAACTTCCGGCGGAACTACATGAATTGCGCCCGCCCGCTCAATTGCAGCCGCCGGTATCGGCTGCAACACCTCATAGCCAAACTACAGCGCGCGAATTCTCCTCGGAGATGCGTCAGACCCCGCTTGATCAGGATATCGCGCGGTTAATGGGGGAATTGCAGGACGTACCCGGTGCAGTGCGCGGCGATCACGTGCATAACTGGATGAAGCAGCGCTTTGGCGAGGCCTGGGATCATCAGGCCGGTGATTGGCATGAATCCGTGCGCAATGAAATGCGGGATTTTCATCAGTCTATTCTCGATAGCTTTGCAGTACAGCAGCGTGCACGTGCTTCGATGGAGCGCGCCCGCTATAAGCTTGCAGCACGCCCGGGTGCGCCGAATGAGCCCGGCACAGGCGATGAGTTCGCGATGACGCCCAATGAGGTGCGCGCGGATGCATCAAGGGAGAATACAGCCAATTTGGCGATGGCAGGCTTACCTATAGGTGGGCTTGCCGCCTATATGCTGGCCAACAGGGATAAGAAGGGCAAGCGCCCGATCACAAAGCCGGCCGCAGAGCCTCAACCTCCAGCCGACCAAGCCCCAACGGATTGGGGCGCGCATCCGGGTCAGCTTTGGACCCCATCGGCTGCTCCTTATGATGCATTGCGTGATTTTGAGCGTCAGCAGCGCATGGCGGAATATGGGGAAGAGTAATGCCGACCGATGTCATTGGGAAGCCAAAAACCGCGAATGACATTTGGCGGGACTACGATAAGAATTATGATCTACTGACGCCCGAACAGCGCAAGTTCTCGATGCCACCGGCCAATGCGCCGATGCAAACCGCGGTTGACCCCGAAGGCCGAAAGCTTTCTTCGCGCTATATCGCGGGTGGAGCAGATGGCAAGACGCCTCTCGATATGAACCAGATCAAGCAACTCGCCATGATGCTTACGCATGGCCAAATCGAATGGGTGCCGCGTTCTGAGCTTGCTTCTGATGAAGCGGCGCGAACGGAATCGGGCAGTGCAAGCGCCACACTTGATGGCTATTTGGTAGGCCCACCTAAGATTAAGCTTGGTCAATTCGTTACGCAGCCCGGCGGGTGGATGGGCACGCTAGCGCGTGATCTGCCCCATGAGACCGGGCACGCAATTGATATGACGCATTGGTCCGGGATCTGGTCGGAAGGCAAGCGCACCATCGCACAAAATCTGGATACTGATGCAAAGGCCAACCCAGAATTGCGTCGCCAATTCGATTCCATGCATTACGGTTATGAAAAACCCCCAAACGCAGACGAAGTGCTTGCCGATTCATTGGCGCTTTATCTCGTGGACCCAGCCGGCACGAAAAAGAAATTCCCATTAGCAGCCAAATGGTTGCGAGATCATGTTAACACCGATGCAATGCTCAACCGCATCATCACGCTGTCACAAGCAAACCAGCCTCAAGCAAGCATAGTGGATTAGCTCTAATGCCTGTGGATGTTGTCGGCACGCCTAGAGCCACATGGACACCTAAATCTTATCCAGACTGGGCGAAATGGAACCGTTACCCCTCACAGCTCACACCCGAAGAGCGCGCCTTCCCGCAGCCAGGCCCCACAGGACCCCAGACCGGTACAGACCCAGAAGGCCGCAAACTCAACTCTAGGTTTATAGCGGGTGGTCAAGATCACAGCACTCCGCTCTCCATGCAGCAGATCAAGGATCTAGCCGCGCTCCTTACCCAAGGCCATATCCAATGGGTAACAAGAGAGGACACAACCTCATCGGAGACGAAATACAAATCAGACTGGCTCCATGGCAAGGGAGCCTATGAACCAGCGATCGATTTCAACACCAAAGACATCAATACGGCGAACCGCGCCATTCCCCACGAGACTGGCCATGCCATTGATGTTAAACTACAATTCCTCTCAGATACCCTGGATAAGGACGTAACGAAAGACCCTCAGCTAAACAAAGAATTCCACTCCATGCACTTCGACTACGAAAACCCCCCAAACGCGCGAGAAGCCATAGCCGACGCCCTAGCCCGATACATGATCGATCCCCAAGGCACAAAAAAAGACTTCCCAAAAGCCGCAAAATGGCTAAGAGATCACATCAACACCGACGCCATGATAAACAGGGTCATAACCCTAAGCCAAAATGACAGAAACCCTGGGCAACCAAACACACCCGCAGGAATGGGCTAATCTCAAAGAGACACCAAGGGATTGGCTAACACACCAACGCAGGGCAAAGGCGAAGGCTAAATTGGAAACTAGGGAGGAGGGTGTTTCAGTCAACCCGAAGCCCAAAAAATACCCCCCCTCGGGTATACGATTTCAGGGCCGCCGTGTCCGCGATAACCGCAAGCTCAAGCAATTACAGGCCGCGCTCCAGCGTAAGCAGGATGGCAGGCAAATAGCGGCCTGGATTAAGAAATCTCGTGTTAGATATGCGGAAATCATGCGCGTGTTGCATGTCTCCGACCACCGCACGATCAAGTCCTGGGAGGAGGGTAGGTCACGTTGTCCTAACCGCGTCTACCTGGCCCTCCAGTACCGTGCGCATTATGGCGTCTGGCCTGATCTGGATGGGACGGGGGAGTGAAAATTCGGAGCCTCCCCACCCTCCCCGCCCCAAAAATATTTGCACTCTTCGTAACGAAACTCCATAGTTGCCCATGGCCTCGAAGCTAGAGCAGAGGAAGGCACTGGGTGCGCCTCAGATTGGGCGTATGGTGGTGCGGGTTTCTGCGCCTCAGCGCACGGTGGTTCGGTTGGGACCGAAGGCGGTGAGGTTGATTGAGGCGGAGGGGGTAGTTGAGAAGAAGGTTAGGGGTAGGGTTGGGCGGCGGCCGAAGCATGGGGTTGCGATGACGGGTGCGGAGCGTCAGCGGGCTTGGCGGAAGAGGAAGAAGGAGGCGAAGCGCAAGGGATGAAGACGACTTGGGGCAGTGATGACACGAAGGCCTGGGCGGATGATTTGCGCGGGGCTCCGGTGGTGGGGGTAAGGCCGGTTCTTTATACGCATTTGGATCAGGTTTATGCGCATCAGCGGCGTCAGCGTTTGCGGGCGGAGCAGATGGCGGCGGGTTCGCGGCAAGAGGAGTGGCGCTGATGCCGGTTGACCGGGTTGGCAGGCAAGTGCCGGAGCCGCGTGCGGCTTATGGGGATGAGGTGACGCGGGGTGCGCGGGCGTTTCGCAAGTGGCGCGAGACGGGCTCGCTGCCTAAATTGACATATAAGCCGGATCCGGAAGGTACGTCCTGGCCTAAGGGGCGTAAGCTTACCGAGGAAGAGTTCATGGCGGCGGCTCCCAAGCGGGAGAGTTTTAGTAAGCCGGCTCCTTCTAATGCGGGATGGGGTTGGGCGGGTGGTGGCGCCACGGGTAATGAGGCGCTGCGCAAGGGGGAGGAGAAATCACGGGCTAAGGTTGGGCCGCCGGGGCCAAAGATTTATGTCCGCAATGGCAAGGTTGAGATGCTTTCTGCCGCTGAGGTGGAAGAGGGTTTGAGACAGACGGCGGTAATGATGGGATCGCGCGGCATGGCGCTTGATGATGCTGCCAAGGAATTTGCGCGCCATGGTTATGATTTCTCGCGCTACCGGAAGGATTATGCCAAAGGGGCGGCTGGCGCGCCTGCGGCACCGACAAGCTGATGAGCGGCAAGAAAGCCAACTGGCTTCCCTTATTTCTGGAGTTCATCGAAAATCTGCGTATCGATTCCAAAGAGAACGATGACGGCAAGCTTGTGCCCTATGCGGCGCAGCTTTTGTTCTTGGAGCAATTGGCGCGCGGGCTTGAGGATGACATTAGGTTCTTTGTCTTCTTGAAGGCCCGCCAGCTCGGCATGTCCACCATCGGCATTGCGATCGATCTTTTCTGGATGCTGATGCATGACCGTTTGCAAGGCGCGCTCATTGCCGACACCGCTGAGAACAAGGATAAGTTCCGCCATATCATGACGCGGTTTTTGGATAGTCTGCCGCGTAAATATAAGATGCGCGTTGCGGTCAATAATCGCTCCATGCTCTCGCTGGAGAACGGTTCCACACTTGATTATCTAGCGGCTGGTGTGCGGCGTGGCGGCAATCTCGGCCGCTCCAAAGCCTATAATTTTATTCACGCGACGGAATGCGCCTTCTGGGGCGATCCCAAGGGCGTTGATTCCTTGCTCAAGACGATGGCGCAAAGTCATCCCAATCGGCTCTATATTTTCGAGAGCACGGCCAATGGCTTCAATCATTTTCAGAAAATGTGGGTAAACGCGCAAGAAGATGTGCACACCAAGCGCGCGACCTTCATCGGCTGGTGGGCCAAGCCCGAAATCTATTCGATCCCGAAAACAGATCCGCGTTATGCCGAGCTTATGATCGATCCGCCCACGGATGAAGAGCGTGAGAAGGCGGAATTGGTATCCGAGGCCTATGACTATCAGATCAAGCCCGAGCAATTGGCTTGGTATCGCAATGAAGAAAAGACGGAAATGAGTGAGGGCATGATTGCCCAGGAGTTTCCGTGGCATGAGCATGAGGCATTTATCTCGACGGGCTCGCATTTCTTCCCGGCCAAGCGCTTGGCGGAAGATCTAAAGGCGGTATTGGGCTCGGGCCAAGTCAAGTTCAAGGCCTATCGCTATGTGCTTTCCGATACCTTCACCGGCACGCGCACGGATTTGATGGACCTAAACCAGGTGCAATATGCCTCGCATGCCCATTTGCGCATGTGGGAGGCGCCGAAATTAGGGGCTGAGTACTGTATTGGAGTTGATCCCGCCTATGGCAGGAATGATCACCAGGATAATCATTGCATTTCTGTGTGGCGGAGCTATGCGGACCGCATTGTTCAAGTCGCAGAATGGGCCTCGCCCGATTGCGAAACCTATCATTTGACCTGGGTTTTGGGCCATTTGGCTGCGATCTACCGCGATTGTCAGATCAATATAGAGGTGCAGGGCCCCGGGACCGCCGTCATGCAAGGGCTCAAGCAATTAAAGCAGCAGCTTCGTGCGATGGCGCCGCAATTAGGTGAGCCCGAAATACCTAAGGATTTCATGAACGCGCTAGAAGGAGCGCGCTGGTATCTCTATCACCGCCCCGATTCCATGGGCCAAGCGGGCTTTGCCTATGGCTGGGTGTCGAACCAGATGAATAAGATGACGCTCTTAAATCAGATGCGCGATTCATTCGTCCTTAAGCAGATGATTATTCGCTCCGGCCCGCTTCTAACCGAGATGGAAGGTATCCGCCAAGAGGGCTCGGATATCGGCGCGCCCGAGCATGAGCATGATGATCGGGTATTTGCCGCCGCGCTCGCGCATAAGGCTTGGTATGAACGCCAGCGCAATAATTTGCTGCAGCGCGGTCTTACTTGGGCGAAGTGCCAGGAAGCCGAGGCGAAGGGGGTTTCTCCCGATATAGGCGATAGTTTTGTGGGCGGCATTGTGCGGCAGACCTTTGGCGATATCAGGGCCAAGGCAAAGGAAGAAGCCCGCAAAGCCGCTTGGAAAGGGCAATATACGAGATGAGTGTCCTTCGCGTTCTCTTCTATCTCTTCGCTTTTGGCTGTGTCGTTCGCATTTTGGAGCTAATACCGTGGCAGCAATTGAACTGACGAGATCGCTTACCTTCAAGCTTATCAACAATGAAGAGCTGGTGTTTGAATTTACCGAGGAGCAAGACTTCATCGAGGCGCGTAAGCGCTTCTTTGCAAGCGGAGCGGACCGCGAGCCCTGGGGCTTTTGCAAAATCGGGGATGTGCAATTGCGCCGCGCCCATGTTCTTTATGTTAGAGAGGGCTAAGATGTATCCGGCACCTTGGTTCGTCGCGCTCTTGGTTCTTCTTGCCGTGGTCACCGGTATGATCTGGCTTATGGAAATGCTGGCGCAGACATGATGGATAGCGTCTTCTCCTTTCGTTGTCGGCATTGCGCGGCCAAGCTAAGGCTTAGAAATTATTTGCCTGGCGATGAAATTCCGGCCTGCCCGCAATGCGGGGAAGAGCCGATCGAGATGGTCAATAAGCTCGATCTAGCCGGCCCGCCTCCCGCCCATATTGGCTCACCCAAGGCCCGTGCGGTGGAAGAGACCTATAAGGCGATGGAAACGCAATATGGGATCACCGATATGCGCGATAACCTTCGTGAAGGCGATATCGCGGCGCCTAAGCTCACCCCCATGCAAGAGCGCATGAAGGCGGGTTGGGATGCCAATCGGGGGGTAACGACACAAGGCGGGCTTGCTCTACCGCCCCCGGCCCAGCTCCTTCAAGGCGCCAGGGCCAATAATGCGAGCCACGGTATCGACACGTTCCAGAAGCTCGGCAAATCCGGTAAGCTGCCTCATCCGAAGCAGATGACGCAGATTATCGGCAGACAACCGTGAAGCTTCCCGGCAGAAATATCGGCCCTTGGGCACGCGAACTGATCACCGAATGCGAGGCCTCACGCAAATCGCGCTTTTCTCTAGGCGCTTGCTGGCGGGAATATTTTATGCGGGGCACGGCGTCAGGCCCTGGTGTTGCCTATAATAAATGTGCCGAGCACACCAAGACCTTATCCGCCCATCTCTTCTCGCCCGGCGATATACGCTTTACCGTCACCACCAATAAATCCGCAGCACCCCAGGACCGGGCTAATTGCAATGTGGCGGGCTCCGTGCTTTCGCGCGACTTCCGCAGACGCGGCGGCGGCCTTCAATTCTCGCAAGGGGTGACCTGGGCGATCGTCAAGGGCAAGACGATTTTAAAGGAGATATGGGGTCATGACGGGGTCGAATATCATTTGATCCAGCCCGAGATGATGGGCGTGTTGCGTGAGGATTTAGATAGCCTCGATCAGCAGGAGGCGTTTTTTCATTCGACTTATTTGACGCCTTCCGCCATCAAGCGGCTTTTGGTGAATAATCCCAGAGGTGACGAGATTCTGGCGCAAGTGCGCGATAATGCCAAGCCCGAGGCTACCGATCCCACGGCGCGGGATGATTATTTCAAGGAGCTGATCGTAGGAGGGTTAAACCCGGTCTCGCTCACCCCGGTCAATAATCCGGCCGGCGGTATCGTTCATTGGCAAGACGGTCCCCAGCCCCAGCTTCCGCCCACGGTAAAGACGGGATTGATCAGACTAGATGAATTATGGGTGCTGGATGATGAGCGCTCGGACTGGTCTACCATCCAACTTTTGGGCGATGAGACCGTGCTCGAAGGTGGTATTCAGCGCTCTAACCTGACCGGCATAGAGGGCGAGCATCCCTTCCGTGAAATCTGCCCCAATCCGGTGCCGGGCTATTTCTGGGGGCGGAGCGAGTTTGCCGATCTTTATCTCTGCCAGGACGCGATTTCCGAGCGCATGGCCGGCATTCAGCGCATGCTGCGTCTACAGGAAAACCCCAATCATTTCTTCAAAGGCTTTGCCGGCAATATCGATGAGCGTATGGCTACCTTTGATAAGCCCGGCGGCTGGATCACCGAGGATAACCCCACCGCCGATATCAAATCCTTAGCGCCCGATCTGCCGCAAGATGTCTTTGAGACATTAAACGCTTTGATTCAATATTTTGACGACATGGCCGGGATGAAGAACGTAAGCCAGGGCCGGGGCGAATCGGGGGTTAGAAGTCAGGGTCATGCCGAAACCCTGGTGCGCATGGCGACCCCGCGCCTTAGAAACCGCGCCCTCATTGTCGAGCACCAGCTTGAAGCCGTTGGTGATCTTCATTTGCGCCTTCTGCAGCGCCACGATGCCACGCCCTACCGTGCGCCGGTCAAGCCCGACAAGCATGGCCCGGGTCTTTTGCGGCTTGTCGATGCGGATCCTGCGGGCGATGCGGAATTTATTTTGAGCCAATTGCCCGAAGACGCGCAGGTCGAAGTGGATTCGCATTCGGCTTCGCCCGCCTTTAGCGATGAGAACCTGCAAAAAGCGGCGGAATTGTTTAAAGCCGGCGCCATCGGCCCCGTTGATCTCATCCGCTTGACGCATCCACCGCACGAGGATAGCTTAATCGCAGCCGCAGAAGAGCGTGCCGAGATGGAAGCCGAGATGATGAAGAATCACCCCGAGCTACTCCAGCAAAAGCAAGGCAAGAAGCGGTAACCTGATGCCCGGTAAAAGTCGTCCTGGGCATCCTCCAAAGGAGAATTCAGATGCGTAGAGGCCGCAAGGGTCGCAAGCACAAGCGCAAGTAACGAACCGGCCTCCCCTTACCCGGGAGGCCGTTCGTTTTTGCGTGAAGGTCACGCATGCCTGACATGATGCCTCCGGGGCTAATGCCTCCCGGTGGCGGGCCAGCCCCGCCCGGCATATCCGGCAGACCACCCATGGGCGCAGCGCCGATGGGAATGAAAACGGCTGGTCCCGGTCATGCCGCCGAAGGCATGACCATGGTACGCAAATCCATTGAAATGATGCAGCTTGCCTTGCCCATGCTTCCGATCGGCTCGGATGTTTATAAGGCTGTGCATGAGGCGATGGGTAAGCTCTTAAAGGCTGCGCCGGCACAGGAAGCATCGCCCGGTGTCGATCAAACCGCCTTGCGCGGCCTTGTCCAGAACGCACAGAACCAAGCTCCTCTTCAAGCGCTGATGCGCCAGGGTGGCCCGCCCGGTGGTGGTGGTCCCCCGGGCGGCGCTCCCCCTGGCCTCTAAACGGAGAACACCCATGCCCAGCGATAAGTTTCCTGGCCCTTCTTACGATCAGGTCAAAGATACCGACCCGCAAATCAAGCGCGTCGATCTCGACAATATGGAAATTGCCGCCCGTCCTTCCGTCATGCCCAAAAAGCAGGATGAGGGCATGGCGATCCGTCATGTGAATGGGAAGAATTAGACATGGCCAAGGTTGAGATCGATGAAGCCGATTTGAAGACGCTCGTCAACGCGCGCAAGCTCGTGGACGATCTCTACAATGACGGCAAGATAGGGATGAAGTTCAAGAAGCTGTTGAAGGAAAAGGATCCCAGCTTCAACATCCCCGAAATCGACGCAGCCGCGCCCCATGTCGAGCGTCTCGATCAGCTCGAAAAGAACGTCACGGATTTAAGGACTCAACTTACCAATGAGCGCCAGGATTCCGATCTTTCGCGCAGCTTCGCGGCGGTGCGGCGCGAGTTCAATCTAACCGAAGAGGGCATGGATCTCGTCAAGAAGACCATGCTTGAGCGCAGAAACCCGGATGCTAGAGCGGTTGCCGCGCTATTGCTGCATGAGCAGCCGCCGGCCCCCGTCACGCCCAATGGCATCGGCACGCGGCTCGGCTTCTTCGATCATGATACCGAGGATGAGAAGAAGGAATTGGAGGCCATCGTCTCCGATCCCGATGGTTGGTTCGACCGCACGGCGGCCAAGGTCATAGCCGAAGAGCGCAACCGCGTTCGTGGTCTGCCGATCGGTTTGGGGAATTAGAGAGAGGAAGCCTTTAAATGCCATTGCCTGTAGCGGGGACCGGCATAGTCCCATCAACCGGCTCGATCTATAACGAGCTGCAATCCGTGGTGCGGCGCGCTTTCGTGCCCAATTTATTCGTGCAGCTCTATAAATCGAACCCGATGCTGTCCTATCTCTTGCGCAATGCGCAGCGGGCAAAGGGCGGCCTCAATCAGGTGACGGTGCCAATCCAGGGCAATAGCTTCGTTTCCTTCACCTATGCCGGCTATGATGGCGGCTTCCCCCAGCCGCAAGTCACCCCGGCGGTGCAAAATGCTCAGTTCAATCTTTCTTTGGGTGTGATCCCCATTCCCTTCTTAGGGATGGAGGCGATTGTTCAGAGTTCAGAAACAATCATCAATCTCTGCAAGGCACGGCTCACCGATGCCAAGACGGTGGCGCTGCAGCAAATGGCGGGCGATCTCTACACCAATAACACCGCTACACCCTTAAAGCCCGATTCGCTCGTCGATGCCTATGATGACGGCACCAATGTGGCCACCTATGGCGGGGTCTCGCGTACCGCAACCCCGGCTTGGGCGGGTCAGCTCAAGCCCTCGGCAGGCTCTGCCACCAATACCCGCGTAGGCATGGCAAAGCTCTTGACCCAATTCTCGACACAGGGATCGGCCGGCGGTGAAACGCAGGATTTGATCATCATGTCGCCTTCCGATTGGGCGACCTTGCTCGGGGACTATATGGGGGCGGAGCAATTCCACACCACGCCGGGCTCCAAATATGGCCGCGACGATGTGATCAATGCTGGTTTCCGTGGGCTTTCCATCGCGGACACCATGATATTCGCGGATATTTTCTGTCCCAAGGGCACGGCGTATTTCATTAATACGCGCTATCTGGCGCTCTATCTCTCGGAAGATGCGCCCTTTGCCTTCTCGGGTTTCTATTCGGCAATTCCCAATATGCAGATCGCCAATGTCGGGGTGCTGATTGTCGTCTTCAACGTCATCTGCGCCAAGCCCGGTTCGGGCGCCCAGGTGACCGGTATTACAGGGGGTGCCTTCTAATGGCTATCGGTGGATTAGGGATCCCGCTTTCCCTTAAGCAAGAGGTGACCAACTTCAAGCTCTTGCTCCCGGCCTCGACTTATTTGATCCCGCCTGGGCAATGGTTCGTCAATATCGGCCCCTATAGCACGCTCCAATTCTTGGATCCGGTCTCGGGTCTATGGCGCTCTTGCATGCAGGCCTTTCAGAACAATGTGACCTGCATCGCCTCGGATGGGCAGAGCTACCGCATTGCTAATCTCTCGGGTTGCCCGATCGGCGCTTGCGTCACCAATGCCGGCACGGGCTATACTTCGGCTCCGGTTGTCACCGCATCGGCCGGCGGCTCAACTTGGAAGGCGATTGTTGGCGGTCTCGTTAATGCCACCTTCACGCTCCCTACTGCCAAGGGCTCGAATTATACCTATGCCCCCACCATTGTGGTTCAGGCTCCTCCGGCCGGTGGTGTACAGGCCACAGCCACCTGCACCATCTCAGCCGGTGCGGTCAATGCGGTGACGATCACCGATCAGGGCGCGGGCTATACCACGGCCCCGACTTTCTACTTCGTTACCGATCCGCGTGATCCTAACAACCCCATCACTTTTCCGTCCACCACAACCCCGATCACCCCCATCGGCGTCGCCTCGCAGTCGGGGACTTATCAGGTGGGTGCCTTGGCGGCTACCGCGACACTCACGGGCTCGGGTACGATCGGCGCGGTGGTCTGCACCGATCCGGGGCTCGTGCGTACCGCGCTCCCGACGCTTTCCTTTACCGGCGGCGGCGGCGCATCGGCTGCGGCTACCGTGCTCATGAATTGGACGGTGACGGGTTTCACGGCGACTACGGGCGGCGCGGGTTATGGCAATGCCCAGCCTTTCGCGGTTAGGACCATTGAATACGCCAATACTTCGGCAACGGCGGCCAACACCAATCCCGCGATCGAAAAGGGTCTTACTTTCGGGCGCATGGCGCTCGTCAATGGCTCTTCGACGGCGGGCGGCGCTATTACTGCAACCGGCGCGGTTGTAGTTGATGCTGGTATCGGTTTTCAGAAGATCCCGACCTGCGTGGTGGATTTCGGCGGCACCGGCGGTATTGCGCCACCGACTACCCAGGCCGTGGCAACCGCGACCGTGGGTGGGCAGAATGATTATTTCTATCTAATGCCGATGGGTAACTAGACAGAGAAAGGATTTGCGGATGGCGCAAGTCCTTTCCGCCTATGTCGCGCAAGTACAATCCCTGCTTCACGACACTACGGGGGCATTTTACCCCCTGACTTCGATTCAGGGCTGGGTAAATGAAGGCCGCCAGCGCGTGGCTTTCGACACTGAATGCATCCGCGTGCTCCCGCCTGAGGGAACCAATCAGAACCAAACGGCGGCCAATCAGCAGATCTATACTTTTTCCTCGCGTAACACCCTGATCCAAGCCGCTAATCCCGGGGTTTCCGGTATCGCTTGGGTGCGGCAGGTGGCGGTGAGCTGGGGCTCCATGAAACCCGCCATGGTTTATATGCCTTGGACGCGGTTCAATGCCGAGCTTTTATCCTACGCCACCACGGTGCAGGGCTTTCCCGTCGCTTGGTCGCAATATGGCGAGGGCGCCTCAGGGACGATCTATCTTTGGCCGACCCCTTCTTCGGCCCAAGCCATGGATTGGGATTGCGTCTGCTATCCCATCAATCTCGCCTCCGATAGCGATACCGACGCCATTCCTTCGCCTTGGGACGGCATGGTGCAATATTATGCGGCCTATCTCGCCTATCTCTTTGCCCAGCGCCAGCAAGACGCCCAAGCCATGATGCAGCGCTATACCGCGCGCGGGCTCAATTCCAGGCGCGTGACCGGCCCACACATGACCGTCAATCCTTACGCGGGCTAACCTCATGCCCGCACCCCGCCAGCAGCAGCAAACCGGCCTTCCCGGCACGCCCCCTGATCTTCGCCTCATCCAGATGCGCGAATGGGCAGGCATGAATACCAAGGATGCAAGGCCCGCCATCGCTGACAATGAAGCCTCCTGGCAAGAGAATCTTATACCCTTCGGCAATGGCGGCTTGCGTGCGACTGGGGATGTAGGGACTGCGCTTTATACCGCTGCGGGCGGGCGCACGATCTCCTGTTTTTTCCCCTTCAATATCGGCGCTACCGCCTATCACGCGGTGTTTCTGGATAATGGCACGGCCGTCCAGGTACGCATTTCTGATGGGGCGACGACCAACATCTCCTCCACGCCCGGCACGTTCATCGGCTCGTCCTGGCCCGGCTGCTCACAATGGGGAAGCCAATATCTTTTGATCGTCGGCAATGCTTCTGCCAATGGCTATTGGATTTGGGATGGCGCCCATCTCTTTGGCGCCGGCACGCTTGCCCCCACCATCACGGTAACGGCGGGAGGCTCGGGCTATAGCTCTGCCCCTACGGTATCGGCATCGGGAGGCTCGGGATCAGGGGCTACCTTCACCGCCACGGTATCAGCCGGCGCCGTGGTCTCAATCAAGGTCAATAACCCAGGCTCGGGCTATGTCGCGGGCGATACCATTACCATCGGATTCTCGGGCGGCGGCGGTTCGGGAGCGACCGCTACGGGCTACATTATGCCCTTTGGACTATCGGGGACGGCGATCGAAGTCTTCAATTCCCATGTTTGGATATTCAATAATGCTACCGGCGTGCTCTCCGAGCCTGGGGTAGTGGATAATTTTGCCACGGCGGGCGGCGGTGGTGCTTTTTCTTCGACTGATTCGCTCCTTAAAGTGGCTTACACGGCGGCACGTCAAGCCAATGGCTATCTCTATCCCTATGGCGATTCATCGGTTTCGGTAATCTCCAATGTGCAGACCTCGGGCTCTCCGGCCTCAACCACCTTTAACCTCAACAATACCGAGCCGCAGCACGGCACGCCTTGGCGCGATTCGGTGCAAGCCTTCGGGCGCGCGCTCTTCTATGCCAATCCCACCGGGATTTACGCCATGTATGGCGGCACGGCCGAAAAGATCTCCGAGAAATTCGATGGGGTCTTTGCCAGCGCCAGCCTGCCGCTTACCGGTCTAGTGCTCCCGTCTGCAGCGGTAAGCACGATTTACAGCCTTACCGTCTATCTGCTCTTGCTGACGATCACTGATCCTTTCACCGGGCAAACCCGTCCCGCCATGCTGGCTTGGGATGGCCGTCATGCCTTTATGTTGAGCCAATCGAAGACGCTCACTTATATCGCTACACAGACCACCTATTCCCAGCCGCAGGCTTGGGGCACGGATGGCACGAGCCTCTATAAGCTCTTTGCGCAGGCTTCAACGGGCCTTACCAAAAAGCTACAGACCAAGCTCTATGATGTCGGCAACTTCATGGAGAACAAGCAAGCGCTCTGGTTCGGCTCGCACATCGTCGATAATTCCGGCGGCGGCTACACCATTACCGATGAGTTCGATACCGAGAACACTTCTTCGATCCTCACCCTGCAGGGCGGGACCCCCTTCACCTGGGTGAATAATAGCGGGCAGACTTTCACCTGGCAGAATAATTCTGCGCAAGCCTTTACTTGGGGAACGGCCGGTGTTGGGCTCGTCAATATGGGTATTATGTCCGTAGCAGGGCGGCTCATCGGCCTTGTCGAAACTTCGACCTCACTTGATTTTACTATCGTCGCCTATGGCATTGGCATACGCGGGATCGCGGTGGTGCCGGGATGACGCTCCCCAATATCTTCGCTACCATTACCGGCGGCACGCAGGAGCCGGGGCTTAACCTCGATACCAATTTCAATTTGGTGGGGTTGCTCGGCATTATTCCCTGCACGGCGGCCGGAACCAATGCGATCACGCTGACGCAAATTCCTTCGATCTCGCCTAACGTCACGGTCTATTCCAACTATCTTTGCTTTTCTTTTACCCCTGCTGCGACGCCAACCGGTAACGTCACGGTGCAAGTGGGAGCCTTGCCGCTGCTTCCGCTCTATATGCCGGGCGGCTTGGCGCAAGCCGGAACGGGTGCATTCGGTACAGCCCCTCTCGTCATTCTCTATTCTTCCGCCCTCAATATGGGCTCCGGCGGTTTTGAGATTATTGGCGGCGCCTTCGCGGTTGCTCAAAATGTATGGCAGGCCGTTGATGGCAGTGCCGCCGCGCCATCCTTTTCCTTTGCCAATGCTACTTCCACGGGTTGGTATCGTGTCACAGGTAATCGCGTAGGGCTCACGGCGGGTGGGACACAGCGCTATGAGCTATCCGATTCGGTTTATTCAAACCTGGAGCTTGGTTATCGCGGCGCCCCACGCAATGAGCAGGACGGCAATTACACGCTAGCGCTTTCCGATTGCGGCGGGCTTCTCAGGCATAACTCCGGCTCTGCTCATGCTTGGACGATCCCCCCTGTTGCTTCTGTTGCTTTTCCGATCGGCACCGTTATCCCGGTACGGAATATAGGTGCTGGCACGGTCACGCTAACACGTGGGTCTGGGGTGACTTTGCGGCTTGCTGGCTCGGGAACATCGAAGGATCTAGCCATGGCGCAATATAGCGCTGGCGCGATCGTCATGGAGGATACAAATATTTGGTATGCGACCGGGGTGGGTATCTCATGACCGGCGCTGTCAATGTTATGGGGCTTTGTGCTTTTTCTTTTTCGATCGTCATCGCGGCCGATACTACCAATTATAATTGGACAACCGCTCTAACCGGTCTTGGTTGGGATGGTATTACGCCGGTGGTTGGTACACTGACAATCAACACCGGGGTCTATGTCTACGCGACCTCGACCGGAAATTATGGCCTTACCCAGGGGGGCGCCTTTCCTTCGGGTTCGGTGCCTACGCTTTCTGTCTTGGGGAGTATTCATGGGCAAGGTGGTGCGGGCGGCGCGGGTGGGTCCTTTACAATAGGAGCTAACGGTTCTCCGGGCGGTCCGGCACTTCTTCTCCAAAGCGCGACCATCATCACAGGCAATGGATCTATTTTTGGTGGCGGTGGCGGTGGCGGTGGTGCCGGAGCTAATAATACTCCCGGTCCCGGCGGTGCCGGTGGTGGCGGCGGTGCGGGAAAGTCTCCTGGCGCGGGCGGTGCGGGAGGGAATAATGGCACGCCCGGTAATCCCGGCAATACGGGCGGCACTACGACAGGAGGAACGGGCGGGTCACTCTGGGGCACTGGCGGCAATGGTGGAAATTCCGGCGCCTCTGGAACGGCGGGAAGCAATGATATTCATAACGGAGGATCTGGCGGCGCCAATGGTCTTGGCGTGCAGGGCTACTCTCTAGGCGATTGGTCAGGGTTTAGCGGAACCATTCTTGGGGGAACCGCAGGATGACTCTGCCCAATATTTTCGCGTCAACACCGGCAGGAGCACAACGCCCAGGCGCGGATCTCGATACCAATTTTACGGCGGTTGGATTGCTGGGGATGATCCCCTGCACCGCGACGGGGGTAAATGCCATTGTCTTGACCCCTATCACCAATACCGCCCCTGCTATTGCCGCCTATTCCAATTATCTTTGCTTCACCTTTGTGGCGGGGTCCAACTCCACAAATTCCGTCACCGTGCAGGTGTCAGGACTTGCCGCGCTCAATCTTTATAAGGCAGGCGGGGTAACGCAGGCAGGCTCTGGCGACATCGTTGCCAATCAGCTTTACACGATTATCTACAATCTTGCGCTTAATTCCGGGGCTGGCGGTTTTGTCATTACGTCTTCGATTCTGCCTAGCTCGACCACGCCGGGGTTTGGTGCGCAGAGCTCAATTGCTTCTGCGACGACTACCGATCTCGGGGCGCTCACCACCAATAACGCACTCGTTACCGGCACGACCACAATTACATCGTTAGGTTCTTCGGCCTCGACTTCACAACCGGTTTGGCTGGTAGAGTTCAATGGTGCGCTGACGCTGACCTATAATGCGACCTCACTGATTTTACCGGGTGGCGCCAATATCACTACAGCAGCAAATGATTTTGCCTATTTTCTTTATTTGGGGTCAGGCAATTGGATTTGCGTTGGTTATTTCACCGCCGCTGTTATCGGTCGCAGTGCCGAGCCCGCGAATTTTGCTTTATCTGCATCGGTTAATGCGAATGCGCTGACGGTCTCTCTTACTACTGCTTTGGGTAATACACCATCAGCACTTTCTCCCGTTACTATACCGTTTCGTAGTGCGACCGCTGCAACGGGTTCGCTCACTATTCGCACTGTCACAGCGTCAACCACCATTGTGGTGGCGTCTACAAAGACGTTGGGCACATCAAATTCGACACCGTTTAAAATTTGGATTGTTGTGGTGGATACCGGTTCTGGTGTCGAGCTTGGCGTGATCAATTGCTTGGCGGGCGCAGCGCCTAGCTTCTCGATCTATCCCCTGCGTGCGGATGGAATTATTTCTCCGACTGCTACACCCGGCAATTCCGCACAGGTTTTCTACACGACGAGCGGCCAGACCTCGAAGCCTTACCGGGTGCTCGGCTATATTGAATATGGATCAGGGCTTGCCACTGCAGGAACTTGGGCAAGTACACCGACAAAGATTCAAGTGTTCGGCCCAGATGTGGCGCTCCCTACAACAGCTATTCAGGTCCAGCGTAATGAAACGGGAGCGGTAGCCACTGGCTCTACTCAAATTCCACTGGACGATACAATCCCTCAGAATACCGAGGGAGACCAATATCTTTCGCAGGCTATTACGCCAAGCTCTGCTGCTAATATTTTGTATATTACCCACGTAGGATATTACTCGTCTGCTACAGCTACGCGAGCGCTGACCGCCGCATTATTTCAAGATTCGACAGCTAATGCATTGGCTGTTGGTTATTCAGGTGAAACGACAGGTACAATTGTTAACGCTGTGCCTATTAATCATATGATATTAGCTGGTACTGTTTCTAGCACGACGTTTAAGATTAGAATGGGAACGAATGGATCAGGGACAAATACCTTTAACGGTGCGTCGGGGGGGCGGTTTTTTGGTGGGACTTTTTGTTCCCATCTAACAATAGAAGAGATTGCTGCATGACGATCTGGTTTATCCACCGCGACAACAGCAATGCTATAATCTGGGCGGGACAGTATCAGCAGCCAGGCTATGCTGATGAGCAATTAGACGATGCAGTTTCAGGCGAACTGCAGGCCTTCCTGACCGCCCAGCGTGCGCTTACGCAAGACCAAGTTGATGCGAACGCCGCCACTGCAGATAGTGCGGTCAAGGCGTTAAAGCAGCTCACACCGGCCCAGGCTGCGGCGTTCATTAGTAATAATGTCACAAGTCTAGCCACTGCAATTCCAGTTCTACAGACTATGGCAAAAATTCTCTGTATATTGGCGCGCAGGCTATAGGAGGACTTCATGGCAGACCCAAAGCCCTTTCTTGGTGACTATCAAACCGGCCCTGCTTTTAAGCAAATAACGTCTGATCGCGATATTGCCATGGGGGATAAGGTGGAAGGACAGCGCTCCATCCCTATTCATCCCGTCAAGCACGGAGATCCTAAGGAAAAGCGCTGATGGGTATTGCCAATCTCTTGGAGCTACCTTCTTCCAACTCTCATTGGGAGAATTGGTTTTGGCATAACCGTACTGATCACATGCTGATCAAAAACAGGATCAATGCGCTCAACCTCGGCAATTTGGTCGAATATCCGCTTGACCCCGTAACCGGTATTGATCAGAAGCGCTGGCTCAAGGATCATCATAACGCCCATATCGCGTTCAACAATGTGATCAACTTCCCGAGCCTTGATCTTGAAAACGTCAATATGAAGGACGCCAAGCAATTGCAATCCTGGCTCTGGATCCATTACACCGAGCATCTCAATGCGCATCGGTCGCTGCTCATATGAGATTTAGGATCGCAGGCCCCGAGGATTATGACGCGCTTCTCTGCGGCGCATTGCGGGCTTATGGCGCGCGGATCAGGGATCTTCAAGGTGCAGCGCAATGGGCGGTTGCAAGGCTTTCGGATTCACAGAGCCTTGTCTTGACCGGCGCCGACGAAGCGCCGGGGGAGACCGTGCTCGTGGCTAGCGTCTTTCCTTATTTCTATGATCCTTCCAATAAAGAGCATGTGGTAAAGTTCATCTGGTCGCATACGGGGCGCATTCACATGCTGGATGCGATGCTGGGTGCTGCGGTGCAATGGGCGATTAGCCAGCGCGCCAAGGAACATATCTTCAACCCCCCGCCGGAATTCCCGGAATTGGGGTTGATGGCCAAGCGCAATGGCTTCACCGAGGTTGCACCGGTTTACTTGCGGAGGACGATCTAAATGGGCGGCGGTGGCAGCAAAAGCGATAATTCGCAGCAAGAGGCGTTGGCATCAACCGAGAACAATATTCTTACCCAGCTCTCGCCCACTAACCCCAACTCGCCCTTGGTGCCGCTATCTAATGATGCCATGGCACTCTTTAACAAATATTCTCCGGTGACAGGAACGGGTGCCACGAACCCGCAATCGCCCGCTAATAGCTCTTCGGTGGCGGCTTTGGATGAGCTGGGCAGGGCCGCTATCCCGGCCGCGCAAACCGGACAGTTGACGCCGGGCCTTGAGCAATATGTGCAGAATTATGTGGGCGATGCCGAGGCTGGTGTTGCGGGGAAATATGCGGCGCTCGGGCTTTCTGATTCCACCATGGCGGCGCAGGACCGGGGCGCGGTGGAGGGGCGCGGGGCAGCACTTAGGGGACAGCTTGCCGAAAACCTCTCTCAGCTCGGCATTTCGGCGGAGACATCGTTTCAGGATATTCAGTCTGCCTATGCACAATTGGCCGAAGGCGCGCTCCAGACCGATGCGGGGATTTATACCTCTTTCACCAATACGGCGCTCAATGCTGGCAGTCTTGCGGGCTCGAATTATTCATCCCTGGCTCAACAGCGCTTGGCCCAAGATAATCAGAGCGCCTCGGAAATCGGCGGCTTTGCATCAGCGCTAGCGACAATAGGAGCGCTTTTCATTGTTTAGGGTGAAGCATGGCCGATGATCGCAATATCTTAACCGAGGATTTGGGCTTAGGCATTCACAATACCGGCCATAGTCCATCGCTCGATCTTCTCGCGCGCTTGGGAGGGAAAACCAAAGAGCAGGCGCAGCCGGTTCAGCCTCAGGACCCGCTCTCGGCTATTTTGAATCGCTCCCATGCGGTGACGCAAGAAGCCGAAGGCCAGATCGGTGCTCGTGAGCGGCAGATGCGGGCCTTGATGGGTAAACCCATTGATACCAGTGCCTTAACCAAGGCACAGGAGGGAATGGAGAAATCCACCCAGGCTTTGGCGGATCTCACCAAGAAAGGTCCCGAGCAGCTCAAGCCCAATTGGAAGCAGCTCGGCATGCTTCTTGTGCCCATTATCGCTCTCGGCTCCATGATGATGAAGAATCATGCCCGGGGCGCGATGATAGCAATGACGGGATTTATGCAGGGCTATGCAGGCGGGCGCAGGCAGAAGATGGATGAAGCGCGTCAGCAATATAAGGACGCCCTCTCAGCAGCGATCGAGCAAAACCATGTTGAGGTTCAGAAATATCAAAGCGCGATGGAGGGCTATCACCTCTCCATGCAGGAGCGCATGAACGAAATGCAGATCATCGCGGCGGAAACCCGCAATGATGTGATGATGGAGCACATCAAGCGCGGTGAGATCTCCGATGCAATTCGTCTGGTCGAACATCAGGAAAGGCAGGGCCGGGAATTGGAGAAGCATGGGGCGGCCGTGCTTAAGCAAATGGACGGGATTCGCAAGGGGCTGGAGACGGAATATAATCTAGCTCATCCGAAAGACGCGGTAGGCAAGCGCGATATGACGCCGGAGCGGTTCATGGCGCAGTATGGTTATCGCTATAATCCCAATGTGCCGGGTGGGCTTGAGCAGGTCCCGAAGGCACGGCCCGCGCTCGATAGCAAAGGCAATCCGCTTCCCGATACCCCGCCCGGCTTTGTGCGCAAAAACAACAAAACGGGTGGGTATTTCACGGTCAAGAGCGGCATAGCTTACCCCGCCGATTTAGATGAATCGGAGGGCGGAGAGGAGGAAGACGGGCAGAATGAGTGAATGGGGAGAGCCAATCCCGACCGATGATAAGAAACACCCGATTTCCGAATGGGGTGAGCCGGTCGCGCATGCCTCTCAATGGTCCGATAATCTAAGGGTAAAGCCTACGCGGCCGCTCGATTTTCAGAAATATGGCGAAGGAGCCGGCTGGCTGGAGCGCCGTGTTACCGACATCCATAATTTAGGCGAGGGCATGCGGGGGCGGCGTGAGGCCTGGGAGGGCCGGGACCCCCAAGAAATGTGGACACGTCCCACGCTTGATGAGTGGGCCAAGCGCACCGACGCCATTGCCAAGGAAGATTGGAACGACGCCGGACAAAGCTTTGCCGATTTGGGCCGGACCTTGCGTGATCCCAAGGGCAATGAAGATCCCATGAGCGTGCCGCGTGTGCTCTGGGATAGCCTTAGTGGCGCGGGCGACGTTGTGGGCACACTGCTTTCCCCTGCTCAATCCTTTCTTGAGCAGATCCCCGGCAAATATATCGAGGCCAAGACCGGGCTATCCAAAGAAATGGTGGGTTCTGTTCTCTCCAGCCTGCCAGTGCCGGCAAGCGCGGTAGTGGATAGCGCGGTAGCTTCCGCCAAGACGGTAGGCGGCGCTGCCAAAGTGCTGGGTAATGCGGCCAAGGCGGCGGGCTCTGCTTTCAAGGAAGGTGTCAGCGCCGGGGAGGCGGCTAAGGCGGCAACCAAGGTTGCGGAGGTTTCCGGGCTTGAGCCTTTGCACCAGATGCGCCCGCTCAAATACATGGTGCCGAAGAAAAAGCCCAAACTGGCTGATATGATGGATATGTCCGGCAAGGTTAAGCCGGCCTTCATGGCGCCTGAGTGGGACTATAGTCCGCAGCCTCACCCGGAAGACGTCGATCGCATCGCCAGAGGTGATATTCCCACCGGTAAAGCGGCGCGGGAGTTTCGGATTCAGCGCGGCCCCGATAACCGCTTTCATCCCGAGGCCAAGGCGGAGGGGTTGGATCTTTCAGAAGCCGCCCGCATGGCGAGGGCTAAGGCGCAAGGCTACAATACCAATGAGGTTTGGTGGCATGGCCATCATTCCAACATTGACCGCTTCGATCCTTCAAAGAAGGGCCAATATCCGGGTGTGACTTATTTCTCGGCCGATCCGGGGACAGCCTCGGCTTTTGGTTCCAAGGGCACGCCAGTGCATTTGCGCACCGATCGCATCTTGGATTTGCGAGACCCGAAAATTACGCAGTCCGTCAACGATATTTTAGTTAAGCACGGGCACCAGCCTATTCCGATCAAGGGCAAGCACGGCCCTCATCCGCATTGGGCTTTTGAAGATGCGTTCCATGATCCGGCGGTTCAGGAGGCGCTTTCCGAGCTTGGCTATGATGGGGTATTTCTTTCCGGCGATGGGCCTAATCGCCAGGCCATGATCTGGAATCAGGCCGGCATTCGTCATATCGACGCGGTCTTCAATCCCAAGCACAAAGACAGCGATTTCATTCATTCCGGCTTT